GCCTGATACGCTCGTCGCTTTGATTTCCCCTAGCTGTGCGCTTGTTACGATACTGAACATCAACCCACCCTCACTTTGACTTGGCCATCACGATACATATCCTGACGCAGTTTGCCATCCCCCAGATTTTTCAACAAGGCAATGGCTTGCACATACATCTTCTCGTAGAGAGCGACAAGGTCCGGCTCGCCTTTCATAAACCGAATGGCTTCGACCAACGCACCGTTCAACAGGGCGGAGTCAAACTCCTCTCCAAGCCATGTAGTGCCCGCTGTCACAATGGACTCAGGGTAGTACCCAAAGTGCATCTCAACAGCGTAATTGGAGTTGGGCCTTGGCCCCAGTATGAACGTATTCTGGTCAAAAACCCCATAGTGCTGAGGAATTCCCGTGCTCGTCGGCGTTGGGTAGGCTTCGCGGATGAAGTTAACGTCTTTGTTTAGCAGGAAGTGGTATTCCCCAGTAGCGTCGATGACCGCAAGCGAATACACGTACAACATGCCCGTAGGCATAGTCAGGTAACTGTTGTTTGCCGTTACCGTCCCGGTTTGGTTCTTCCGAAGCGCGGGAAGCTCGACAGTAGCGTAAATTTTCTGCTCCGCCTGTTGGGTGAACATCGCCAACTCTGTCGCCCCAAATGTGTTTTCACAGATGGTTTGAATGTTGGCTGTCAGCTCCGTGTAGTTCATCGCTTAACCCATTGGGCCACGAGACATAGTGCCTTTGATGGCAGCACCGACGCCACGCATTTTGAGGCCCGAGGTTTTGGTGCCCGGCTGCGCTTCGCGGGTGATGTTCCCCACCGACATGTTGACGTCGTTGGCCGTTGCAGAAGTGCCGGTGCTGATCGTCACTTTGCCACCAGACATGGTATGGGGCTTGGCGTAGCTCGAGGCCGGGAGATTGTTCTTAGCCATGGTCGTGCTCCTATGGTTTACCCATACTGGACTTCTTGAACGAGGAGACTTTCTGGTTGGCTACTTTCGCCATACCGCGGCCCATCTTCTTCATGTTGGCGTTGGTCTTGCCACCTTTGGCAAAGCCTTTGGCGTGCATCGACTTCTCGTGGCCTTTGACTGCTTTGTCAGCGATGCCTTTGACCTGCTTAACGTCGCCGCCGCTGAGGTAATTCTTGCCTGTTTTGCCTTTCATACATCACTCCTAAGTGATAACTATGCGGACATTACCGATGAATCCTGTGCCGGTAATCGACAACACAGGCTGTATTCTTGCCCGGCTTTCGGGGTACCCCGTGAAGTCCGGCCTTGGGTTACGCACCGCTTGCGGATCGTAAATCGGTTGTTCGCCCAAGTGTAACTGTGGGTGATCGGGATTCCAACACTCAAAGCAGGCTTTTATGTTGGTGTCTTTCCCCTTCACGATAAGGCTTCGTAGTTCTTTCAACTTGTACCGGAAGCCGCATATATCGCACTCGGCGATAGCGATCCGGGCTGACGCAAATCTGCTGCTCACGCTTATCTCCTCGGGGAGCGCGGAACAAACCTGACTGGGGCCTTCTCACGATCTTCCTGCCCCGCCAGATCGTACTGCTCATCGTATATGGACTTCAGCATCGGGATGCGATCTGTCAACTCAGGGACTTTCATGGCGATGTAGTACGCCAAGCCCGCGACCAACGCCGGGTAGAACCGGAAGTTCATGTCGGGGGTCTGCACCCCACTGCCGGCGTCCTCGATACGACGGAGGCGCCAGTACACAAACAAGTAGTACGGGTCTTGTGCAGTGCCTTGGTTCGGTACCGGCCAGATCACGATCCGCGGGTTATCGCGCAGTCGCTCAACCTTGACTTGGATGGGGCGCCCTTGCGTCTGTTTGTTAGGGATAGACGCGTAGGTGGAAACACTGATGCGGGAGATGGTGATGTCTTGCTGGGTGCTGTAGTTTCCGGAGCCGGTACGCACAACGTGCTCGAGCAGATCAATGGTATCGTCGGGAAGGTCATACTCCGCTTGCCCTTGGACGAGGTCAATATACCCCTCCTCGATGGTCCACATGTTGATACCGCGGTTGGCCCACTCGATAGTCAACAGGTTCATGGATCGGCGGGCCGTGCGCAGGTCGTAACCAGAGCGCATCTCGCGCCCAGCACGTTCCCACGCTTCCTCAGCGATCTCAGTGAACTCCATGTTGAATACAGCGGTGCCCGATGTGGCCATTACTTTTTCCTATACGCCGCAGTCTTTTGGGCTACTTTCTTCGGCTGTGCAACAAACTGCTCGCCCTTCCGCTTACCCGCCCGTTTTGCTTTGGTTGTTGCTGCGTATTCCGCAGGGCTCAGGGCCTTGATAGCCGCCTCGGGCAGGTACCGCTCACCAGTCTTACTCGACGGCTTACCGGACTTAGTGGTCCACTTCTGCTCGGTCCACTTCTTTAGCGAGGCTTGAGGCTTTTTCACTCAGTATCCTTGGCATTCAACCCTGATTCTTCAAGAACTAGGCTTTCAAGCTCTTCCTGAGTACCACAAGTGCACGGCCCTTCGTCGTGAACCGCGCAGTCCGATACATGCCCGTCAATCATTTGAATAGGAATACTTGGCAAACTCCCTTTCCAACCGTCTTTAATGCGAAACGCTTCGATATTAATCACGATATCCTCCGCCTGCGGCTTTGTACTTTTTAGCTAGCAGCTGCGCTTTTCTCGCACTCCACTGCCCAGCGTTGGTACCTTGCGTGGCCTGCCCCTTGATCTGGTTGAACAGGCGCTCGCGCAAGTCAGGTTTGGTATAATTACCTGCCTCGTTGACCTTGCCGCCTTTGTTGTACATGGTGAACTTGTCACCATCCTTGCGCGTCATGGTCTTGCCTTTGGGCACTTTGCTAGGGTTTATCGCCCCCATGCCGCGAGACGGCATCATACAAATTTACCCTTGGTCTTGCCCTTTACGGCGCAACCATCAGCCCGCTTTGACGCGGAACCAACCGAACCACCTTTGGCAAACTTCTTCGGTATTTTTTGACCAGCCTTGTTCATCTGCGCTTTGATCTCGTCACGAGTCATTTTGCGTTTGGGAGCGGCTTTACCCGGGATGGGAGTAGTAGAAATTGCTTCCGGGTTTATTGCGTCGTCCGGTTGTTTGTTCGGCATGTCAATCTCCTCAGCAGGCCATTCCGCCTTTGTTCATTTTTACCATGGTGCCCTTGGTTTTGCCCTTCTTGGCAATACCGTCAGCGCGTGCTGACACGGAGCCACCTTTGGCGTACTTCTTGGATTTGCTGGCCATCTCTTTCTTCTCATGCTTGACCATGGACTTGGGAGCGCCTTTCTTTTGCATAAATGCCATTTCTTTCTTCATCATCGACTTTGACTCTTTCATGTCACCACCCTTTGCAAAATTGTACTGCGGTTTAGAATTAGACTGGGCTAACAGTTCCACGCCCGCAACGATTTGTTGATCCTGCTGTTTGGGTCTTTGGCCGTTTCCGAACTGGTGTTCTTAGCCTTCATCCCTTTCATACGCGCACAGAATGAATCCCGTCGTTTGCCGCCTTCCGGCTGAGGGCGTTTTAACCCCGGCTTCCCCGGGTTGGCCGCATTGTAGGCCGCTCGACCCTTGGCGTTCAAACCACCTTTTGGGTTCTTGCCTTCTTTGCGTTGCCACGCTGGCGACTTAGCCATAGAAAATTTGCGCCGAATCAATAGCAGTCATTAACGCATAAATGCCGTTGGCTACCAGCACACCTTCGCCGGGAATAACCGGTGCATTGCTAAAAGTATCAGTGCTATCTATTTCATATGTCATTAACCAACGCCCGCTACCGCTTACGTACGAAGCGGCGGTACCCCCAGTTATAGTGCCAGAGTTAATATCTGTAAGCGTAAAACTGTTGGCGTCTACAACGGTAATAACATAGTTTCCGTCTGTTGCGGATTCACTAGAAGCGCTATTAAAGTGAATGCCAACCGTGGCTCCGGTTAGCAATCCGTGTGAATTTTTTGTCACGGTTACGGTGGTAGTGGAGCGAGCGTAAGTAACACTAGAAGTTACCGGCGCGGTGGTTGTATCAAACAACACCAAAGTGCCATCTGTGCCAGAACCAAAAAATGAAATGCCTTTGACCCGGTTTCTCCCAAGAACAAAAAAACCACTTTGGTTCAAATGACCTTGTTTTACGTCATATTGCATTGTCATAACACACTCCTATTAAGCAGTGCGTGTGAACACGTACGCCGTTGCGCTCGAAAACATGATTGTGTAGCGAGCCAGACCAGTTGCGCCAGCAGCAATAGTCAAGTCACCAAAGCTGCCAGCAGT